ATCTATCAAAGAATGGTAGTAGGCTATTAATTCCATTCAGTTGTGTATTTAATCCTGATATCTCTGATAGAGTTTGATAATCTTCTGGTTCTAGATAAGGTTTTCCATCAACCGTTCCTGTAGACAGTGTTTGTACTACATAGTCCATCAATATCTTTAAATTCCACTTTTGTTGGTTAGTACCTACTAAGTCTTGATTAGTTGCTGAAGATCCTTGTTGGCTAGTTTGTGTAGCTGTTGCTGTCGTTTGAGGAGATGCTGCTGTAGTAGCGTTTTCTTGGGTGGTTGGTATAACACTTCCTGATACTGAAGAAAATCCATTCATTAAGAATGTAGTTGGTGCAGCATAGTAGTTATCAATAGCATCTGCTACTTGAGCAGCTTTTGTTTGAATATTCTTTAGATTACGTTGAGCGGTTGTTAGTGCTTTACCTTCTTCTTGTTCAAGTAAGTTTATGTTACCTAAAAGGTAATTTATCACGCTACATAGTTCTACTTGGTTTAGTACATTCAATACTGGAATGACTCCAGATTGTAATGGATTACCTATTGGTGGATTAGGAAGTACTATAGTTTTGTTGGTTTTAGGTTTATTGTTAGGGGTGTCATTAATACTTCCCCATAAAATTTTATCTAATCCAATCTGTGTCTTTGCTAATCCAGTTCCAACTACATTTAGTCCTACCTCTAATCCTCTTATAACTACGTTTTCTTGTTCTGCCATGATTACTTAGTATAAGTTGTGATTGACTTTGCTACCCCTGGTGTATTGAGTTGTTTTGATACTGACTTAGCAGTATCTTCTAAGATTTGTGCTGCACTTCTAATTAAAGGAATTGAGATTTCAAGTTCAGTAAATGAAATACCTTTCAAAGCTGTTGCTAAATTACCTATTGCTGATAATGCTCTGTCAAGTTGTTGTATTGTAGCATCACCTTTCAAAGTAGGTTCTCCTTCTGTTGAGGCTCTTAATCCAAGCTCAATAATTGGTGAATTAATCTTTGTAGCTTCATTAGCATCAACGTTAAATGTCTTAGGAGTTGATATTCCTACAGCTTGCTTTCCAAACAAAAAGATAGCATCATCCTTAGAGTGTAATGTAACTCTCCCAGTTGATATAATCACTTGGTTACCTTTGTATGGAAATTGTGGTGTAAACATTACTGTACTCCTGCGTTTATTTGTGATAAATCTTGTTGCTCTGCTGATAATCCAATATTAGTTGTTAGTGGTGTATCTAATTGAATAGATACTGTTGGAGTGTTTGCTTGAAAGCCTACTCCAAAACTAAGCAAACTAAAGTTCACATTAATATCTTCTATGTTTATAACTTGTCCTGCTGTAAGGTATATTGAAGAATCATCTCTATTGATATCCTCTACAATTGGTATAAATCCTATATTGTTAGATTGGTTCCCTTGTCCGTTCCTTATAATAAGGATTGGATCTCCATCTTCTCCAACCGAAGACCATGTGTTAATGCCTCTAGCAGATGTTAATGTAGATCCAAATCTAATTGAATTACCCCATCTTCCTTCTGTTATTATATCTCCTACAAATGGTCTAAGATTCTTTATGTTTTGCTTCTCGTTAAATCCATTCCCCAATGGATACTTAATATCGCTTGGTTGTGTATCTGTAACTTGTCCTGCCTCTACCTGAGCATTAGTTGGTTGAGTACCTCCAATATAATTAGCGTATTCATCTAAGTTCGGTAGAGCATTGTGATGATTTGAACTCCAAACATTATAGGGAGGTAGATAGTAGAATGTTCCTTTTCCGAAAGATTCGTTAAAGTTTACGCTTGGTCCTGGTATAATGTATACATATTCACCTTCTAATGGAAGATGTGTAGTAGAGCTGTTTAAAGGTTTTGCAAGTATTGAGTTTGGTCCTGTTGCTGATGATACTTCTGTTGAGTTTATGTTAACAAACCTTATAGTACCTATATCTGTTGGATTGGTATAATCGGGATCAGGTTGTCCATTAGCTAATATACTACTGTATACTACCTTTGTTACCCTACCTACAATAAAGCTACTACCAACACTGGCTTGCTTAGTTCCAGGACCAAATATATTACCTAATATACTCATTACTAGTTTGGTAGCTTTTTAATCTCTGGTTCTGTTAATGGTAATGTAGATGTGTGAATGTCTGCAAATAATTGCTCTAGTTCTTTTTCTGACAATCCACTACCTGCTCCTTCTTGTGTTTGAGGCATAGCTGCTTTTGCAGCAATCTGTGCAATCTTTACAAGAGCTTCATCATTCTTGATATCTGAATCTAAGTATCCTTTGATTAAAGGTACTATCATTACTGCATCTCCTGGTTCATTCACCATTCCAGTTAGGTTCTCTATCAAGGCTTTTATCTGCCCTTGCTTGCTTTTGTGGTTCTTTACGATGTCTTTTAACAGATCACCATACTTCTTACCTTCGAATATTTCAACATCAAAATTCATAATGCTTTTTAAGATAAATAGTTACGGGGTAGAAATATCACTTATCATCCCCGTGTTGTAAATGTTCAATAAGCATCTTTTTGTAGATTTGCTTTAAGACTTTGATTACCTTAGTGATAGTTGGTGTTGTAGTCTCTGTGATCTCTTTAATGTATATGAACAAGGCTTTTTTGTTGAATATCTCAATAGTCTCTCTTCTTTTAAAGAGTTCTAAGATAGCATCTCCAACTCTTGCTTCATGATCTTTGGTAAAGATGTCTAGTAGATTTTCATCAACATACTCTACATATCTATTGAAGAATGCTAGTTCGTTATATGAGTTCGTTTGCTCATACATGATATTATTGAAGATCTCTTGATCATCATCTATCTCGCTAACTTCTGCCTTATCCTTTAATCTTTTGTAGTTGTTGTTATTGTATACAATGAGGTACCTTTTAGCAATAGTTCCAAAATACGAATATGCTCTACCCTTAGATTCATCATATAGGTGTAGCTTCTCTAATAGAAAGGTTATTACTTCATGTTTTAACTCTTCCATAGAATCTACCTCTGTATAGTAGAACTTAAAGGTATGGATAATATTCTCTGCTAACTTATAGAATGCATAGTAAATCCTGCTATTGAATATTAGGTTTCTTTCTACTTCTGATGTTACTAATCTATACTCAACGATAGCTTGTTGTGTATCGTCTGTAAAGTATAAGATAGATTTCTTAGGCCTTCTCTTTCTAGGTTTACCATCCGTTGTGTATCCAATATGGGCTTCTTCTTCCTTGAGTTGGTCTATTAACATCTCTTACTTCTTCTTAAATGAGGTTAAAGATTCTTGAATAGCTTTTAAACTTGCAAATGCAGCTCCTAGCTCTTTATCCGATTCTGTCCATATTTTTGAATCTAAATCTTTCATCACACTTTCTGTATGTGACATTAACTCTTGAAGTTGTCCAATAAAGTTAGATTGTCTAATAACCATGTCTTCTAACTTTTTGTTCTTTTGAAATAGGTTGTAGCCTACCCATCCTAGGATAGACAGTACCCATAATGCGATTGATACGATTGTTCCGATTGCCATCTTATAAGTTTTTTAGTACGTCTAATAATGCTGCATTGTTGTTACCTACAGCTTTTAATCTCTTCATATCTTGAGCAGCTTTAAATGGAACCTGTGTTTTAGGTTTAATAGCACTCTTAGCTTGTGGATTGTTGATCTTATCCAACCACTCTCTTTCCCACTCGAATCTCGAAGCAATCATATCTGCTTGATGTACTACGTGTGGTAGATCTGTTCTCAACTTAGATTCGTTCATACTAGATAAGTAGAAAGGTTTATTTCCCTCATCATATAATCCGTCATGAATCTTAATAGTAATGTATTCGTTTACTGTTACCTCAATTCCATGTTGTTGTAAAAGATAAAGTGAATTATCTGGTACTGGAAGGAAAGGAAGCTCAGCATTTGGTTTGTAGTTAGCTCCTTGGTTTTTAACGTGCCATTCTGAATCATTAGGGATATAACGAGGTTTACCATCCATACCTAACTTTCCTAAGTCGTGGTTTAGACATGCAAACACTAACTCTTCAGTAGTATAGGTTGTTGGACATCCTACCTTACTCCAAGTCTCGCTAACTAATAGTCCTGCATTAACTACTCTGATAATGTGATCAACATAACCTCCTGCAAAGGAATTATGAAATGATGCTTTAGAAGAAGCTGGTGCAAGGACAAGGATCTCCTCAAATGAAGAGTATAGCTCAATGAGCTTTTCTTTTCTTGGTGACGAAATGTGAGTCTCAATTATCTCAAAGAGCTCAGCATAGTTCGATTGAATTTTTTCTGGTGTTAGCATATGTTAATTAGTTTAATTCTACTTAAGTAAGAATATACTAAAAAAATATGGGATTAACAACAGCTAATCCTAAAATATTACCAAGAGCTTGATGATTCCCCTTGTTCAGTATTAACAAGTGTTTCGATCTCTTCGATTTGTTCCTTTGTGTTCTCTATCCAGGCATCTAGATCTTGAACTGTTGGATTTTTAGTTAAAATGTAACGTAAGTTGCTAAAGGTGTTCTTTAGGCGATCTAACTTAGTTGTAACTGCTGCTTTGTATCTCATTGTATTTTGTCTTTAAGTAACTTAATCATCGAGTCCGTATCTAATGCACCTATGAGGTAAGTGCTTGCGACAGGAGCCTTATATATCTTTAATTTTGAATAATCTTCTGTTATAAATAGAAGGAACCTACTAGAAGTCAGGTTAATATCGCAAATAGGGTATCTTCTCGACCCTGTTAGGTACTCTACAGCTTGGACAAGGGGGTGGGAGGAGTCGCCATCTATCTCCTCATAATCGATTCCAGCCCGAGAAAGGGAATCTTTAAATTTAGCACAATGTGCGCAATTTTTTAAGGTAAATACTCTAATCATAGTCTTATGCAGTGCGCCTTCTCCCGAGGTATATATAATCTATTAGTGTTATCTTTGACTTACTTTCTTACCACTTCTTTTATCTTATCTTCTTCTCTTTTCCCTTATAAGTTACTAGTGATTAATACTAATAAGTAGAACATCCGAAAAATAATCCACATTTGCAACAGTAAAGGTAAAAAAGTTTAAAATAAATGAGAACGACGACTCTCCCCCTATATATATCCTAATAAAGTTTGACGGTATAACCTGACAATTCTTTGACACTTCTTTGATACCTCTTTCCAGCCCCTCCTACAAAGACCTTTCACTTATTGATTGAGGCGATTCTACACTATCTAAGACCAAGTAAGAAGTAAGATGAGGGATGATGAGTATCCCAGAACGATCGACGCTTATAGACGTTTAAATACCCTACGAATTTTACACTTAGTAAGATCGATGGAGGTAAAGAAAATAATTACTAGGGAGATAGTAAGGAGGGTAGATTGAGATCCGTTGAAGGCAATGAATAGTACCCATAGAATACTTAGCAGGGGGGTCAAATAAAAGACTGCTGGAATAGTATGTAGTAATATTGATGTAAGGGTAAATAGGTGGATTGAGGTTTGCAAACGAGGCTCCCTTAGGATAGGCTCCACATACCTCTTATCAAACCAACATCCTATATTGATGAATAGTGTTTGAAACGCTAATAGTACGATCATTGCGATTAATATTGTCATAACCTTTAATTTGCATAAAGATCCTTTTTTCTTTTGATATATACAACACTCCCTAACGGATTTTTTTCCTAAACGTTTGACAGCGCTTTTACTTAATTGAGATCGAAATGGGGGATTGGAATTTCGTAGGGGGATTTTGCAGGGGAGATACGAGATTATACGATGGGGAGTATATATGGATGGGAGGATGTAAAATCCTTTTGAGCCAGTAACTTATATTAAATAATACATAATATGCCAACATCCCGGTATCAGGTGTAATTACGTTGGGGTCACATTGCGCTCACCTGCTCGCACCCTGCCCTCGCCTGCTCTCGGGTGAACTCGCAAGGGACCAGCAAGACCAAGGGGACCAGCAACAAAGAAGACCTAGACTCCTTACTCTACGCTTGTTAAAGCCTTACAGGGCTTCTGTGGTGGGTAGATTGGGGAGCTAGGCCTAAGACTGCTCATGTCTCTTTGTATACCTAAAGGTACAACTTATATTTCATATATGCAACAGCTTGCGCTGGATATCTTTATGCGAAGAAGATATTATTACTTACATCCATTGGGATTAAGCATCTTCCTCCAATAGCCTTATGGTCCTCACCCCATGGCTCAGGGTTCTTTACTACCTCCCAGAGACAATTAACTTTGTAGACTGCTATCAGCTTTCCTCTTAAGGTAGGGGACCAGTTGCATGGAGCCTCCTTACCTATCACTGCTTTTAATTCTTCTTTCTTTGTCATAGCTTTTT